CTGCATCCGCGATTGCATTTTCATTGTCATGTGCAAAACACGCTTTCGCTTGTTGCTGTGTGATCCTATAAATACTATCACCTTCTTTCAGTTATTTTTTCCTGAAAGATTAGAAAGGTTCATCTCCGTCGCTGAGAATCTCCTCGAAGTCGCTGAGATTACTGTATGCCATGCTGTCGGTGTTGGCTGTGGCAGGTTCCTGTGACGGAGCAGGAGCTGCGCCCTTACCCATGATATTGATGTATTCGCAGTTCAGTGTCTTGTATGTCTTGCCGTTGTAGTCGCTTGTCTCAATCTTGCCGACACACATTACTGTGTCGCCCTTCTTGATGTTGGCTGCGTATCTTGCCAGATCGTGCCAGGCGATGCAGTTAGTCCAGATTGCTTCTCCACGCTCGTTCTGGTTCTGCGCCGGCTTGGTGCCGACCTTCACACTCCACCTGGTATATGTCTTACCGTTCTGTGATGTCTTCATTTCTGAATCCTGTGCCACGAAGCCTGCAATTACAAAGCTTCCATCCTGCATTTTACTATACATTATTATCCTCCTTGTGCTGATGAATATAGACGTATTCGCTGTTCTCGCCTATGTTTTCAAGCAGCCATTGATCGCATTCTTCTTTGCTCAGGTGTGTCCTGAGCACTCTGTATTCGTATATGTACTGTCCAAGGACTTCTTTTGCCTTGATGCGTTCCTGAATCTCAGGCTCGCTGTAGTTTGCTTCTATCAGGTACAGATTGTAGTCCTTGGCTGTTATGCCCTGCACCGTTGTTGTATCGGTGATGTATATAGCCTTCTCGGATCCGACAAAGATTCGCCAGCCGCAGTTGTCAACGTCGTGATACAGCTTTACCGGAGATAGCTTGAAAGCTCCGTAGTTGTATATCTTTCCGACTTTCAGCAAGTCTATGTTCTTCTTCTGCACTCCACAGCCAATCAGCACCGGCAGGAGCCAGTCGCAGCAAGCAAAGCGGAGCGTAGGCCGTTCCGCTGCAAGCCTGCGGATTGTTGCCGGGTTGAAGTGATCTGAATGAATATGTGTCAGAAGAACTATTTTCAGCTGCTTCTTCACGGCTGTCAGGGCCTTGAAGGAAACACCGCAGTCAATCAGCATGTAGTCGTTAATGACTACGGCATTTCCGTCGGATCCTGTGGCTATGATATTATAATTCATCGAATGATACGTCTATCGGTTCATTCTCAGGCTCTGGCTGAGAAACTATCTCAGGCTCTTCCTGAGTAATGATCTCCGGTTTTGAATATACCGGTTCGTTGTTCACTGGCAGCGGCATCTCGTCAGCTTCGTACATGCCGCCGAGATCTTCGACGAATGTCTCACGAAGCGCTCTGACCTTTGCGACCTTCTCGACCATTGTGCCGCCTTTGGTTGCCCACTGCGTATTAAGATATCCGTCTCTTGTTTTCTGTGCGACCTCATCGAATGCTACGCTGCAGTATGTCGGATGTGACCAGTCTTTGCGGTATACCTTTGCCCAGCCGCCGACAAGTCTCTCGGTATCTTTAAGGTAAAATGTTCCGGTTCTTTCAATCAGTTCTCCTGTGTTTGTGTTCTGAACTATAACACCGCTTTCGAGGCCGTCGAAGCTCGGATTCAGAACTGCTCTTTTAAGTACTGCGTCCTTGCCGACTACGATCTGAGCTGGACTATTGCCGTATTTGATGCAGTATGCTTCCTTAAGGAACGGATTCAGTTTTCTTACCTTGCACAGCTCAGTGAAGAGCTTGAATTCCGGAAGTGTGATCGTTCCATTCTCACTACCTACTATGTACTGCTGTACGATTGACGGTGTAAGAGTGATTTTGCTGCCGTCAACCTCATATGTGACTGTCAGCTCTGCCTTCTGAGCCGCCTTCTGATTCTGCTGCTGCTGATTACTCATACTTGTATCCTCCGTTATCTAAGAATGTTTTCAGCTCTCTGAGCTTTGCCTTTGTGGCTGTTACCTTGAAGCGCAGTGTGTATTCCGGTTCCTGTGGCTGCTCTTCTACCGGTGGGATGATCTCCGGCTCCGGCTCAGGAAGTGCGGAAGTGATCTCTGCGATGTGCTGCTCTTCTGCAGCTCGTCTCTCCTCAGCTTCTTCGATGCGTCTTTTCTCGTCCTCAATAGCCTTGAATCTTGCATTGACTCCGGTAATGGCTGCGGAGACATTCAGTGTCTTCTTGTACTCGACCATGACTTCAGCCTTATGCTCCTGAGTATCAATAAGCGCCAAATCGTCGCTGATCTTATCAATGTAACTCTTGGCCTGCTCCTTCAGGCTCTTCATGGTAGCTGATAGTGTAACGTTGATGTTGGCCTGCTCGAAGGTCACGAAGTCAATGCCGGCGCTCTCCAGATATTCGTTGAAGTATTCCTTCACTTCGTCTGCCTTCTTCTGCTTGAGCTCCTTCTCGACTCCTTCTATCTTTGCTTTCAGCTCTGCGTCTGCCTTCTTATATGTATCCGATACGCAGTCCTTGTATACGGCCTCGAACTTCTCATAAGGTGTCATGACTGCTGTCTTGACTTCCTTGCGCTTCTCCTCCCACTGCTTGAACTCGCTGTTGAGCTCAGCTCTGGCCTTCTTTACTTCCTTGACTGTTTCGTCAGTGCAGACAAGTGAAGTCGCTGTCTGTACTCTCTGGATCACAGTCTCCTTGACCTGTGCGAGCTGCTCCACGATTACAGGCAGCTGCTTGACTACGATAATTTCATTGCTCATGTGTTTTTCCTCCTTAAAGATATTTCAAGACATCCCTTGCCATTGCTGCAAGGCTGTCCGCTGTGACGTTTATAGGCTTCCTGTACTCACCGTAGCTCTGGAGCCATACTATGTATACTGTTTCCTGTCCGTTTTCGTCTACTTCATATTCAAGCCTCAGAATCTGCTTATCAATCGCCTGAACAAGAACAAGAAGTTCGTGCCTGCAGAATTCATATTTTTGTTCGTGAACTTTATCCATGATTACCTCCTACGGCTGCTTCGGGGCAGATGTCTATCAGATCATCACGTACAGCCGATGATTTAACTATTAAGTCATCGTTTTTGTACTTACCGAATAGTTTGCTTCAGCTTCTGCCTGCTTGTTACGAATAGCCTTGACAACATCGTCAATAGCGTTTTCAGCCCCGAGAGAATCAACGGTATCCTTGTATACATCCTCGGGTATCTCGCCCTCAGAAAGCATTTCTAAAAGCTGTTGAGTGCTCTGTGTTATCTGGTAAAGGTTCATTCTTCTTCCTCCTTGTTTTCCGCATACTTTCCGAAATCATCCATGCAGTCCTCACAGATGTTGAATGCCGGATACCCTTCAAGCGGTATCTCAAAATAGTGTTCTCCTGCGTATATCTCACCGCCGCAAGAATCGCATACCGCTAAGACTAACGGTTCATAATTCGGGCAGTTGCTTACACATGGATAGTGTCTGCATTCTTCACACATCCTTGATGCACATCCTTTCATAGAAGAACATGATCTCATCATCATTCTTCGCTTTATCAACTATCACCTGTGCGTTGATAGTCGGTAAACCCTGTCTTGCTGAGCGGATAATATCGTTGATTTTCTCCGCAAGGTCGATAGCGCACAGTTTGGCACTTTTTTCCATTACCTCACCCCCACTTCGCCACAAATCAGCTTTTCAAGGGAAATGTCGCAGTATACGGAGATCATCCGTAAATCGTCATAGCTGAACATTCTCCAAGGCTCACGCATCTTTCTTCCCCACGTTGTCGGGTTCACCCCAATGCAAAGGGCAAGGGCTTTCACCGTGTACAACTGCTGTAAAAATACAAGATTATTAAGCAATCTTGCATGGTCTTTCCGCACATCTTTCATTTTTTACGCCCTCTTTTCTCCGTACAAAAGTTCATCAATAGTGATATTGAATACTTTTGCAAGTTTGTCAGCAATTAATATGCTTGGGATTTTCGCTTCGTGAACATATACAGAATATTTGTGATTCATTCTGCGACTCCCTTTTCATCATCCATCAGGTCAGCAGGCTTTACACCGAGGACTTTTGCAAGCTGTATCTCGGTATTTTTTGTAGGCTTTCTTCTACCTGCTTCAAACAGCCATATCATGCCCTGTGATACATTCGCTTTTTCAGCAAGTTCCGTCTGTGTTAAGCCTTTTTTCTTCCTCAGATAATAGACTTTGTCTGAGAATTTCATAGATTATCAACCTTCCTTTCACAAAATTATTAAAAATTAGTATTGACACGTTAACAAATTCGGGTTATAATTAAAGTACGCATAATAGTATAACCGCTCGTAAAATCGCCCTTTACGACGTGTTGTTTTTGTGCCCTATTTACTAACTATTAGTATTATACCATATCCATTTGGGTTTTGCAATAGAAAAACCAAAAGTTTTTGAATTTTGTATTATTTCACAAAGGGGAGGAGTGTTTTTTGTGCTAATTCCACAAGATATTAAAGATATCATTAAAGCTGAATTAAAGAAAGATAAATCAAAGTCTGTAAAAGATATGTGCCAAGTGTGCGAAGTGAACAAAAACATTCTTTCGACTATGGCATCCGGCTCAATGCCTACACTTGAAAATATCGCCAAAATAGCCGACTATCTCGGAGTATCAGTTGACTATCTTTTAGGCCGACAAATAAAAAATAGCACCCCTGACGAAATCAGAAGTGCTATTATAAGCGACGGAGTGCTGACTATTCGTGATACTGTTGTAACAGTCGGGGGAGAACACATCGAGAAGCACCAAACAAAAACAATTGAAAGCACACGTCAAATTCGTTTATCAGAGCGCATACAATGGCTTATATCTAATCTTCCAGAAGATCAGCTATATCTTACCCCTCTGAGCGGTCAAGCTATTTATAAGCGATTCTCACGCTTGTTACAGCGTAACGGTATAGAGCATATGTCCTTTCACGACCTGAGACACATGAACGCATCTGTAATGTTGGCTCTCGGTGTCCCTGACAAGTACGCTATGGAGCGAGGAGGATGGTCAAGCACATCTGTCATGAAGTCTGTATATCAGCATACTTTTACAACAGAACGGCAGCCGATATAAGAAAATTTTGCTTTGATGTACTGGACTATTCATTATGGCTCTGTCACGCTGTCCCTTCACCCATTCATCGATCAGTACTGTCAGCTCTGAGTTAGATATAGTGGTGAATCTGTTCATAGTGCTTTATGAGTACTTCTCGTAGAGTGCTTTCAGCTCTGAGAGCAGTTCTTCCTTGGTGTGTTCTTCAGGATCCGGAGCAGGCGCAGCCTTCTCACCGTCAAAAACTGTACCACGGATGAAGGTGTGTCCTGAGTCCTTTGTCCAATCTACTCCTGTTGTTTCGTTTCCGTGCCACCAGTCGTAGATATAAGGTTCGTCGCCTCTGGTATCAACGTGACAGCTGTCCGGCTCCATGATGCCTATGCCTTTGAAGCCGACACGTTCAGCTGCCTCGGCGATGTCTTCGGCAGTATAGTAGCTGCCAGCCTTACGCTGTACCCTGATGTCCGCAGCCATTCCCTTGCGGTGTGCATCGGTAGGGCTGCCCCAGGGATTATTGTTGCATCTGTAACCGCTGTTGATATAAACAGCTTTCGCTCCCATCAGAGAGTGGAGCTGTTCCAGTCTTTCAATGAGCAGATCTGACATCTTTATAGACTTGCCACAGCAGCCACAGGTGAACTCTGAGCTGTCAAAATGTTTTGATAAGTTTCCCATTATATCACTCCTATTCCTGATATTTGATATACATTTCAGACGGTTTCAGCGTTGTATCAACGTCAATCACCGTGTTGCCATTATTAGTCGGTATATCCACTCCCGCCTGTTCCATAGAAACAGTATCAGCGTAATCACCAACCATGCGGTTTGATAGTTTTTTAAATATTTCGTGCAAGATTCATAACCATCCTTTCTTTATCATATTTACTTACAATCTTTCTCAATCGCCTAAATTCCCCTCTTGCCTACAGCAATTCACCCTTTCTGAGCAAGTGGTTTGCAAGAGAGCGAAGTAGCAACAGCCCAATTCACAGCAGAGGGCGCATAAGACATACGGAAATAGAACGCACCCACAGTAAGACCATAGACAGAGCGACCGCCAACCGACAAATATCCTATACCTGTACCCGGATAAAAGTAATCCGCATAATAGGTAGATTCGCTGCCGTTTAATGTATTATTCGGCGCATAGCCATACTGATTATAAACCATTGCCACTACATAACTAGTTAATTCAGCTAATGGGAGAGTACCGTCGCTGATATAGCCGTCGCCAGTTTGGTTGTAGCCTACCACAGTCGAGCCGTCTGCCGTTCCATAAGTCAGCTTTATTTTCAACGCTCTGTCAATTGAGATACAGCCAGCAGTTCTGTGCCATACACATCCCCACCAGTTCTCCATACCAAACACCTTGACAGCAGAATTACCATTAGCAGTAACGCCCCAGAATAAGCCCTTGTCGTCGAGTGTTCCCGTGACGTATGCTTCTTTTGCAGTTTGACCTCCTGTATCTAAACCTCTGCCAAATGTCGCCTGAGTGTTCAGCGATTTGCCTATAAGTACCAACAGCGCATTTATCAGCAGTCGGTCAGCCCATACATCCGTGTACCACTCCACATCCGCAGTTGTGTTGTTTGCAGTTGCCCTCGCCACTTCCTGTGTTACAGTAGTGCCGCCGTTGCCGTTTGCTGAGGTCAGAGTCACGCCCGAAATTGAGCGCAGTTTTGTCGTGCCTGTGCCGTTGTAAATTGCTGTGTAGAAATGAGGAGTTACATTATTTTTGCTGTCAATATTGCACCAACAACGATATGTACTATCCACTTTCCGATTAGATACATAGAAATATCCTTCACCATCAACTTCACCGCCAGCAAACTTGTACCATATCTTGCCCCATTCCATCATTGCATTACCGTCATAATCAGGATTGGCAACATCGGAAGGAGTGCCATCGGTCTTTTTTGTATAATCGTTTTCGTCAAGATAATAGTCTACTGTTCCATCTGATTTGAGCATACACGGTTTAGGCATAAAGAACGCATTCTCCCAAGAGCCGTAGTCGAACGTACTTGCACCCATTGCCGCAGGTGTCATGCCGACCGCATCTTCAAGGTATGTGACCGCATCCGAGCTGTCCGCAATAGACGGATCAACGTGCCAACCGTAGACAACGGTTTCTGCTCCCGAGCCTGCACCGCCAAAGTTTGCGCCTGCGAGGGCTGTCCACATATCGGGAGCAATACCTGTCTTACTCGCTTTCAGAATCTCGTAAAGGCTCAGCATCTTCGGTCACCTCGCTTACTCACTATCCTCAGAGGATGATACCCATGTACCCGATGAATTAAGCACATAGAAACTTTTCTCAGCTATCGCATAAGCGATAGAACCAAAAAGAAAATGATAGTTGCTCATTCCTTCAATGCTGAGATCTGATGCGCTGTCTGCTATGAGTTCAGCCCTCAGATAGTTCTTGCCGTCCTTCATACCTTCGTTACGGCTTGCAATAATTTTTACTGCCATAAAAAATCACTCCTTTTTAATCATCGAGTAAACCGCTGACGGTGTGTGTATAGTCTACACCATAGTTATGCGGTACTCTGTCTTTTACTTCTGCGAGTTTACCGTCATTAAAGCGGTCAAGCGTTCCGACAAGATACTTTTTGGACTGTTCCTTACTCCGTAGAGTTAGCACGTCCAGTCTCTGCATTCAGATAAACAATATCATAATCATAAATATGGGATCTACGTTTCTTTAATTTTGATCTTATCGATTCAGATTTTACATCATAAAGACTTGCCATATATTTTGAACACTCAATCATTGAAGAGAACGTCTTAACGTCTGTACCATACATAATTTTAACAGGCTTTGCTACATACTTCATTGTATATTCGTAGCAATTTCGTGTAGCTTGCTTAATTATTCGGTCACTCAGTTTTCTGTTTTTCATATTCTCGCTATGTGTAACATATCTAAGATTAGAATAATGATTATTATGAGCGTTACGATCTATATGGTCTATTTGCATCTTTGGCGGCCTGTCTCCAAGCCAACACTCAGCAACAACTTTGTGCATCATAACTCTTTTGACTTTTCCTTTAATGTTTACAAAAGCAGCATAATAGCCATACTCATTATGGTGTTTGTCTAACCTGATTTGAATCCGCCGTTTAGATTTTACGTTCCTTAATATTGTTCCGTTTTCGTTAACTTCATACAAAAACAGTAATGATTTTATTTTTCTGAACTCAAGGTTTGAGTTATCACTCATCTCTTGATACTTCCTTAATAATTATTTGATTTATGACCCTTTTTAGAGTCCAATTAAGGAAACCTACAATTTGTAGTTTGTGCTATTTTAGGGCTTACTTGTCGTTAACCTGTTATACGTCTTACACGCTCAAAGCCTTTTGACTTCATGTGCGTTTCAAGATCAACGTTTTCTCCGTCAATCTTGATTTTTAGCAGTTCAATATCCTGATCTTTGTACTTCTCACGCACATACTTTTCGTATTCCTTGCGCTCTGCATCGGATATCTCACCGCCCTCAACTATCACTGTCAAGATTTATCACCTCTATTCTTTTCATGCTGTGTACCGAAATAAAACCCGATTATCATGGTGTATATGGTCATAAATATCTGAGGTTCTATTTTTTCGCTGACTAAAAGATATACAAATGCAGCTGTAAGCGCAAATGTTACGATTGTCTTAACATCAATCAACTTAGCTATGCGTTCTCTGAACTTCACGTTCACACCCCTCCAATCGCCTTGTAATGTCTTTTATCTGCTCTTCCACGACAGGCATTCTTCGCGCAAAGTTGTTGTGTTCCCTGACTTCAGAGGTCATGGAATCAAGCTTTGTTTCAAAGACCGCCTGCTGTGTTTCCAGTTTATGCTGAATCTCTCTGTTGCTGACTTTGGTATTTATCACTACTGTAACAATAGTGACAATGCCTGTTATGATTGATACAACTATGTTACTGTCCATCGTTTTCATCCCTCCTCATCGTAAAACTCTATCAGTGTTCCTTCCGGAAAGCTTGTCGGGTAATATGTGCAGTCCCTTGCTATTTTTACATAGTTGATTCTTGTACCGTAAAAAGCATATCTTCCTATACTCTTTACAGTCTTCGGAATAGATATCTGCATCAGCAAAGGGTTGTTTGCAAACGCACCAAGATATATCGGGTCGGGCATACTCTTAGTCTGTAAGCCGTTATCTCCGATAATCCAGTTCTGGTTCGGTGTAGGCAAGACTTTGAATAGTCCTGTTTCCAGTCCTCTTTCGGTTATGCGCCATAATGCAGGCGCAAGGGGATATGAAGGGAATGTCAGGTCATAGTGTAACCCTGTCTGCAAGGTTTCCCCTGTGCGCCATAAAGCAGGCGCAAGGGGATATGAAGGGAAAGAAGGGATATCGTTAAAATCGCTGTCAAGCAATTCATTGTTGCGGATTATCCATCCCATATTACTCACCGCCCTCGGTTTCTACCACGAATCCGACAGCTTCAAGAGCATCCGCATCAAGCATCTGCGTACTTGTTACGCCTGTGAAGCCTGACGGTACGGAAAGACCGCTTGCAAGCTTGTCTGTGTTTATGAGGGTCACGCCGCCGCTTGTATTGCTCCATGTGTCGATAGTATCTATCTCGGCATCGATAACATTCTGACCACCGCCCGAATTTTTGAAGCTTGCCCACGGCATCTTACCGCTGATTTTACTTTCATACATCTTCATTTCCTGTGCGGATGTATTTGTCGATGTACCGTCAAAATTCATGTTGCAGTGATTAAATGCGCACGTTGCACTTGCAAGTCTCGCATTGCCTGAGAATTTAAATGCAAAAGCGCATCCTCTCGGGTCGCTACCTGTTATGCTGCCTGTTGTAAACGTTGCAATGCCGCCCGAGTACGATTCAAAAAAGTTGCCACCCTCTATCACTCCTGAGAACTTGCAATTCCTGAATTCCATTGCTCTGCCGTAAAACACGCCTGTTGTTGCTGTTGTTTTTGCCATGTCAAGCAGATTCAGATTCTTCATGACTTTTGCCGTAGAAGATGTTCCCGAGAACCATTTCGCCGCAGTTCCGAAAAGTCCTTTGATAGTCAGTCCGTTTCCGTCAACTTCTACCGCATTCCAGTCGATGCCTGTTGATAAACCGCCCTCAACCATCTTTGCAAAGTCCCATGTTGCTACTGTTGAAGTGTCAACCTTGACATATGCATCTGCTGTCTCAACCGCTGTAACAAAGTCAGCCCATGTATCCACGATATAGGGGTCTGCCTGTGTGCCTGTTCCTGATATACTCATTCAATTACCTCCGTTCCATCAGGTATAACAACCTGTAAAATATTGTTACTGTTATCACAAAATGTTGTTGCTTTTATCGTTCTGAGCGTTGCTGTGAGGAATTCAGACGGCATTTCGATGCGTCTTGAATCACCCTTATACAGGTATGTATCAGCCCTGTCATTATCCTGTACCCATATATAATCATCTGCTGATGGTGGGTCGGGACGATGATATTCACCGCCATCAACCGTCTTATAGTTTCGGTCAATGGTGATAGGATATCCGGCCGGGCGTGCGAAACTTCGCTCTGTGCCGATAGTTACCTCGATACACTCGCCTGTGATACCGTCCTTTACTGTCCTTGTGATTTCCAAGTCATAGTATCTCTTAGCATCATCATCCCATACCTTGCCAATATCGCCAACTTTAAACCGATAGTTGTTGACAAAATCCTTATACTCAGGATGATTTTTTAAATCCTGTACCTGCATCTTAAACGATACAAGTGGAGCGCACATAGTCTTAAAGTATACCCTGACTTTTCGGGCAAGCATTGCAAAGTCGTAGTACTCCTCAGCAACATCAAATGTGAAGTTCTGCGATCTGACTATGTTGTGTGGATATGCTCTCGGGATTGAGCGAGGATCCCACCAAATTGCAAACCAGTTTCCGTATGGGTCGTATCCTCGGAAGTATGTACAGAAAGTCTGTAAATCAACTGTTTTCTGAATGCTTTTGAGATTTAAGTCGGGATGCAGAATAAAAGCATTATCCTGTGCACCTTCCATGCGCTCATGAATCGAAATCGTGAAGTTATCACGGTACAACTCACCACCGATAAGATGCGTAAAGCCGTTACTGCCTAATATCATCTCATAAGGCGTATGACCTTCGGGCATCTCATACCACTCTCGGAAGGTTTCGTCTGCTGATAAGTCAGTTGTGATGCTGAACGTATACCGCAGATTGTTTTCGGTTTCCCAAGGCACATCCCACATCTGAGCAAGGATGCTATCTATCAGGGTCTGTCCTACATAGCCTGCAATGCTTGTACCAGGGAACAGCCAGTAATCTTGTAAGTGATAACTGATATGCTCTGCATATGCTGTCACGCTCTTGCTGTTTGCTCTGTTAGTTGATGATATTTTTCTGATGATAAAAAGCTGTCCCATGCACTTGATTATGTTATGCTCTAAGATATACCGCCATTTACCGTCTTTGTCATAGGGATGCTCTAAGGTCAGGTTAAATCCGCCGTTTAATTCCTCGACAACTCTGCACTGTGTAGGTTCAAGAATCAATCCGTTGTTATCGAATCCATCTTGCTCTGTGTCCATATCGTATACGCTGATATACTCCCTATCAGCTGTGCCGCCGCCTGAAGGTGTATCATGATAGGGATAATCCCACAAGGGGAGAAACGGTATACCGTCATTTGTGCCTGCGTATCGTCTACGATACCATGTATCATCATCGTCAATCGTGCTTGACGCATATGTGCCGCTGTAATCGTTCCATGCAAGGTCATACTGTGCTTTTCGGTATCCGTCATCCTTGATAAAGATACAACCATGAGTTGTCATGATATCGGGGTTTCGTAAATCGCCATACAGCACTTCTAATTCATCAGGAACTGAATTCAGCGGCCTTACATCACCGCCATTTGTGACGAAAACTAAACCATAGCCGAACTGCGCCGCCGCAGGTCTGTCCTCACCTAAACGCTGTGGGTCTGTGTTCTGACCGTAGAAATACTGTAGATTTTCGATGATGCTTGCCGCAGGATGGTCTTTTCCCTTTTTGATAGTCGGTATTATGACCGCTTCTTTGACATATGCAAGGTTCTGGTATAATGCTTCATTGCCGCCTGTTCCGCCTCTTGACGAGATATATCCGTATCTGTCGCATAACTTATCCGATATTCTCAGCGGCCAATCTGAATTCAGAACTACATTGATACGTAAATCGGAGTGAAGAAGCTGATAGAACGGTGAATTCGGGAAAAGTGCGAGATTGCTATATTCGACTGTAGCCTGTTGCATTGCGATATCGTAATCCCAGTTCAATTCGTAGTCATACGTTAACTCACAGCCTACATATGCCGCTCTCGGGAAGGATATGCCTGCATTTTCTGTTCTGATCTTTACGATGCAATACTTAAAGATAATATTCGGTGTATATCCGTACTCCAACGATGCACTGCCTGTCCATCCGAATACATAATCTGATATAGTTCTCAGCTTATATCCGTATGTCGTGCCAGTGATAGGTATTGCCGATTTTCCTGTATCCTCAGAACCAGAGTACGCAAGCCATGGGGAGTACATATCTGCGGAAGGTGAATAGATATCATAAAAGTAGCAGTTTATAAAGTTACCTGAATCCAGTATGATATCACGGGGGTGACCTAAGACTATGTGATTTACAGTCAGATTTTTTATAATCTGTGTTGTCTGCGTTGAGCCATAGTTACCGCCGCCGAATACTCTGAATCCGTATACCCATGCCCTTCTGCGCTCTGAATTCTGCTCATCTGCGGTTTCATCGGGTCCCCAGGTCTTCGTTCCTGAGGTGTACACCGTATCGACCACAAGACCGTTAAAATCGATAGTTTTTGCGCCGTCTATCGGGTATGCCACATTGTCTACTGATGATGCAACACTAAGTGTTACACTGTCTACCTGAGCAGGGCCAGTCCAGAGGATTTCATCAACCGTACTATCCGCAAGAGCACGAACAAGAGTTTCAAGGCTGTATACATTTACGCCTGCCATTTATATCTCCCTCCAATTCGTGCGGATTCTCACGCTCTCAACGTTTCCTGTCCACGATATGACATTCTCGCCCACGTCAAGCTGTGGAAGTCTGCCGTTATCATGACCAACTATCAGCTCATTTGTGCCGAGGTATAAGATATGCCGTGATGAATCGATATATGTTATGTCAAGTGGGCTTGATTCCGGAGAACCGCTGTTCTGCAAGTCTTTCAGTACATAGTCAACGGCATTGATAGTGATAGTTATATCACCGTCAGGCTTTGTCAGTTCAATTGTCGGCAGTGAATGCCATGTACCGACATTCTCAACTGTATCTCCGCTCTCTACGCTTATCCAATCGTTGTCTAAGCCGTATCTGAACGGTTTAAGGGTAAATGATATGTGGTAGTTAATGCGCCTGTTATTGGCTGTTCCAGATACCTCTGTGACGTTCATAGTCAGAATCTTGAAAAAGATATCAGGATAAGTCGACAGTTGCAAAGTCTGACCATTGATGAGGAATG